CGTCACCGGCAAATTCTTGTCGGCGTTGATTGCGGCTTCAATTGACGACGCCACGATATCAACGGTGTCCGTCGCTGCCACATAGACGGGTACATTACGCCCAGCGATGTACAGATCAATCGTCCCTGCCGCAGTCGGCGGTGTGCCCACTGTAATCGTACCGACTGCAGGTGCGCCGGTCGGCTCTGCTACCGGCAAGCCCCAGACTTCATTCGCCCAATTATTAGCGAAGAAAGCCTTGAACATGCAGGCCAGATGACTACCGGCACCGAACAAAGCATCCGCCTGCGCCTGCGAAGCACAGGCTATAGGCACATCAGGCGTAGCCGTGCCCGCTGCAGTCATGATGCCAACAAGCAATGAACGACCGGGCGTCAGGCCAAGCCCAGCCTTGCTCGGATCAAGCTCCACCCAATAGAGCGGCATCCGCCAATTGGCTGGTATCTGATTAAAAGAAATAGGCATACTGCCCTCCTTTGGTGGTTAAATTTCTACTCAGCCTTGGCAGGCTTACGCTGGGGAGGCGACTTTTCTTTCATCATCGGATCGCCCCCGCCTTCCTTGTAGATATCTCCATCGGCAATGCGCCGATTGGTAAACGCGTCATCCGGCCAGTCAGCCGGACCTTCCGCACGAAAATGACCAGCCGCCGGATGATAAAGAACCCTGCGGACATCATCATTTTTTGGAAACACTTTCATCTTTCTTCTCCTTGTTCTGTGGAATGTCATACTGAGCGCTGATCTGCTGGACCTCTGCCGGGTCAGTGTCAGCAGTCGGGTATCTCGTTTCAATGTGGATCGTCTCCAGCACGTCCGGGACAATCGGCGGGAAGTCAATCACGCCAAGATCACACATCAACGTAAAGCGACTTTCCGCTACCGGAATTGAATTGTCCGCACCGGCAGAACCAAATTGATGTGTGCGATTGCCACGCGTATAAGACTGTATCTTGGCTGCTGGATTCAAGTACAAGGATGGATCACGAAACAGTTTATCCATGACCAGCACCCAAGCCTCATCCAATTTTAATTCTGCAGCCGCCCCATCATTGTTCTGCACGACAACAGAAAAGCCATACGTTGCTGAAGAATGGAAACGCGGCTCACCGGCATTTGGATCGCCTTCCGGAGACAGATCCTCACTGATGAAATAAACGCCAAGAAAAGGGATCAACTCAGGCTGGATCTGCTCTGCCTTGTTGGTGCCGAACTTGAACGTAGAAAAGAACGGCAACGTCTTCAGCCGTGCCAGCATTTCGTCACGTACGATCATGGCATAGCTGCTGGCTGTCATGGCTTTGCCGGTACAATGCGACGCAAGGTCAAGGTCGTTTCCCCGCCGCCATTCGGATCAGCGTCTATCACTTCAAACTGCCCTTCAGCCGGTATACTGCCTTCGGCTGGCACATCAACAAGATCGCCCTGCAGCGGCAGCACAGAAAATTCCACATCACGAATGTCCAAGATGACACGCGTTTCCGAAATGATGGAGCCATCCATTGCGGCCACGTCCATCTCTTCCATCTCAAAGATACCACGCGTCACATACGCCTGACCATTGGGCTGACTTGCCAATGGCGTAATAGTGACCTGTCGGCCATACGTATTCTGCGCCTGCGCATATACTGTTTCAGAAAAGTTGAAAGCCACTGGCTATCTCCTGAACGCCATCTTCGCCATCTTGCGCCCGCGCAACCGTGCTGCCCTGCGCAATCGCCGCCGCCGCTTGGTTCTGCGCCCCGCCTTCTTGCCCTTATATTGCAGTTGCGATTCAATGGCTGACAAGCGCCCCGGTATCCACTTGCCCAGCGCATTGCGCGGCTGGCTGCGCCAGTCGTGCTTCCATTGATTGCCGAGCCAGTCCTCACGGCTGCTGGCCCATTCGCTGCGAGACCATTTGCTAGAACGCCGAAAGCTCTTTTTCTTGCCAGCCTGCAAGAATTGTTTCTGCAGCCGCTTGGCCATTTGCCCCGGCTGCGCCATCTTGGAAAATCCAAGACCAAGCGGTTTCACTTTAAGGAATTTCAAGTCATCAAATATATCAAGTGAACCGCCGCTCATGCCCAACTGTTGTAGGATAAAATCCCCGCCCAGACTTTCCAATTTTTTCAGTACAATCTTTTCAATCCCGCCATGTGGACTGACGAGCGATGCAACCATCTTCGCTATTTGACCAACGGCCATTCAAGCTGTCAGCCTCGTAAAGCGCTGGAGCAAATCCTTCGCGGCACGTTGCGCGGGTGAACCACTTGCGCCGCCGCCGCCTGATGAACCGCTCTTGGCATTTGGATCAAAATACATGATCCGACTTTCTTTATGCGTGATTGATCGTATAGACGAATCACCACGCTGCGCGCTGTAATATGCATCGCGCGTAAACAGCAACACCGCCTGTCGTAAAGCCGGAGGCACTTCCTGCGGAATGGCATAGCCGCCGGAATAGGTGGCAATCACAGTTTCCGCCCAGAAGTTTCCACCCCATAACGAAAGCTTGCCGGACTCACTGTCTATGTCAAAGTCCGCACCGTTGCCGTCAACCTCAACGGAAACGATGTCATCGGATTTCACTGGCCAGCGTGACAAGTACAGTTTCGTGATGGGATTTTCAATTTCCCGGAAGGTTTCAATCACCTGCTCTTTCGGGAAAAATCTACTGCACAAAGTCTGCACTTCATCCGATGCACGCAGAATCATGAACCTCAACAGTTCATCATCCGCCGTACTGGTTGTTGGAATTTTCAGCGCGACCTTCGCTTCATACAGCGTAACGAGCGCAATATCAGGCGCAGGCTTTAGGACTGTAATGCTAGAGTGCATCGCCAGCCTCCTCCTGAAATTGCGCAAACAAGTCACGCAGCAACATCACCGGGCCACGCTCGCCGTTGCTCATGACAGGCGCAACTTCGTAAGTCTTGGGATTTATCTCCCAAGTGATGATCTCTATCACTTCACCTTTGTCACCCTTTGGTCCCTGCGGACCACGCTCACCGGGGCGACCTGTTTTGCCAAGACCGGGACCGGCCTTCCAGCCAGCACCGGGGCATGGACCGGGATCATCATGCTTGGCAACGAACCATCTGTTGTCCAACGTGACAACATCAAGTGCTTCATACTTTTGTGTTGGATCAAAAGTATCCTTGATGGTCAGTGATCTGCCATCCTCACCATCATTGCCGTCTTCACCATCGCGACCAGCGGACGCAAGACAAATCCAAGCAGCATTTTCTGGCGCAGGCTCTTGACCGGTGTCCTTTGTAGCCTGATACAGACTGCCCTTATGAGTGCAAACATCATGGGCATAACTGACACTGTTAGCGACCCAGCGCTTGACTTGCGGAAGCGCTCCCTTTTCGCCTTGCGGCCCTTGCGCGCCAGCATCGCCTTTTAAGCCTTGAGGTCCGGCAGGTCCAACTGCTCCGGACTCACCTTGTAGTCCTCTTTCACCTTGCGGACCGACCTCGCCTTTTTCGCCGTCCGTGCCTCTTTCACCTTGCGCGCCGGTTTCGCCTTTCTCGCCTTGCGGACCGACCTCGCCTTTTTCACCCTTGATGCTTTCACCATCTGCGCCTCTTTCACCTTGCGGACCTTGCGGACCTACTTCGCCCTGAGGACCAATTTCACCTTGCGGACCCATCTCTCCACGTTCGCCCTGAGCGCCCTGCAGCCCTTGCAGCCCTGTTTCGCCGCGCTCGCCTGCAGGACCTTGCGCGCCCTGAGCTCCTTCTTTTCCATCAGCTCCGTCCTTGCCATCTTTTAATGCGGCAATGCGATCAGAAATTTGCGCATCCCATTCATCAATATTTGCATTGACTGATCGCTCCAGAGATTTCTGCAGCCGCTCCAGACGCAGCTCAATTTCTGCATATCGTCTTTCAATGTCCGCAATGAGCGCGTTATTCCTGAGATTAGACTCACGCTCTATACGTCCAGCAACCGCCCCTAATTCAGCAGCCAATACATCAAAGTGAGACGTTGGCGGCATGAGACGTTCTAAATCTGTTAAGGAGTCTTGTCCGTTCTGCATCGGTAATACCCTTCGGCTCATCAGGCGGCGGTTTAGGTTCAGCGGGCTTCGGCTGACCTATCGCTGCCGTCGGTGCTGACGGTGGCGCTCCCGGTGCTGGGGACGCTGGGATCTTACCCGCTGCACTTAATGGAACGACCTGCTGCTGTACGCGCGGCTCGTCACCATACTTCACTGGTTCCATATCAAATGCAGCACGCGCCTCATTCGGTGCATGGATGCCGCCCTGCACCGATCTCACATAAGCTTCAACTCTGTCCTTGAACGCGGACCGAAGAAGAGCACTTGTATCAAATTCAAGATATTCTTTCGGCACACCGTCCAATTTAAAGAAAGTACCGATGGCTTCCTCAAGATGATTCAAACAGAAGCCAAGTCCGGTGCTGACCCACATCTGCATCAACAATTCAGTGGACCCCATCGGCCCGCCGCCAAGCCCGAACATTTGCAGCGGTATGCGATAAGCCAGCGCAATGCGCGCATCGGAAATCTTCATAACGTCCGCAAGCTGCGAGTCCGCGCTGCTTATTTGCAGTTGATAAGGTTTCAATCCTGAAGACAGAATTGGCGTACCACCAATGCCGACACCCTTGGACTGCTCGTCCCATTTCTGGCGCAGCATATCGGTTTGGTCTTTGTCAAGGCGCAGGTCCGTTGACAATACCACGGACGGCCTTGCTTGATTCATATAGAACTGCATCTGTTGATTGCCGATAGCGTCATTGACGCTCATGTCTCTGAGGAGCGCCACCAGCGGACTGACACCGCGCAAATCATATTGTCGTGTGTTCATCTTGATGTGCAGCACATCGCGCGCAGGTACCAAATCAAGGTCTGGAATGGCGCGATCAATAACCGGATTGCCGCCCAGCTTGAAAAATATGGATCCATCATAGGCAACGTACGGCGCAGACTGCCGTGGATCCATCAGATGCATCTCAGCAATTTCAAACCTGCTGTTGCGGATTCCTAATGCATAAGTGTTGCCATCCGCGTACAGACTGCGCACGGCGTTCAACATGAAATCTGAAATGGTTTGATAAGAATTTGGATAACGCAGAAAGCGCGCTAGATCGCTTGTAGCTATACGCTCGCGTCCGCCCTTTTCATCCTTGTCGCTAAGCCAATGGTCACCGGGGCACATCGCCGTCGTCTGACTGTAGCTGCTGATGCAGGCTTCCACCATCGCACTTGGCGAACCGGTTTCAATGTCGTAACCGTTCTGCCACCAGTTCATGCTGCTGCCGACGTTGGCCGGTAGCCAGCCGCCGCTCACAGGCAGCAGCCAAGGACCGGGCCGAGGTTGTCCCTCCGCCGCCTTGACAATACTGCGCCCAACGCGCGCCACTAAATCCCTGATGGTCATCTACATTCCCGTTTTAAACGTGGTCGGACAGATATCAAGTCAAGAGTTTGCAATACCCATGCGAATGAGTAAATCCTGCTTTTCGTCCTGCCCGACCACGCAACCGGCCTAGAGTTGGGGACACCCTTGGTTAACCGGTTTTCGGCTCCGAAGCACGCGTGGCATAGCCAGCGCGCGGTGAAGGTGTAGCAGTTGGCTTCGACTCCTTCGCTTGAGCGCCACCAACATTCTGCTCTTCACTGCCGTCGGGTTCATGCTCCGGCACGTGAACGCCGCTCGCCGCAAGATCATTTTCTTCCTGCGTCGGAGTTGGCTTCACGTCTGCAGAAGACATTTCACGCGAAGACTTTTCACGGGCTTCGCGATCTTCCTTGACTTTCTTCCGCGCCTCTTCTTGGCGCTTCTTGTCGGCTTCCTGCGCTGCCTTTGCATGGGCAGCTTGATCAACTTCAGCCATCGAGTTTCTCCTGTTCAAAAGAGGATGGAGGATGGACCTAACGCGTGACTACGATCATCGGTCCACCCTCCTTGCATTCCCCGGTCACTCCCAGATTGGGCGGGTTCAGCAAACTACCAAGTCACTCCGGCGACCCATGCAACGGTTCCCGGACGACGGATCGTCCAGTTGACCGGCATGATGAGTCGGAGCGCGATACTGTCCGTCTGCCACATGGACTTGACAGGGAACGCCGCAACCGGTGGCGTACCGGTCGTGGTGATGTCTGTCGGCGCAGTATCTTCCATGTGAAGTGTCGCTTGATCTGAGAGTTCAAAGCGCGGTGCATCGCCGCTGACACTGACAAAGTCAGCAGCGTCCATTGCGATGACCGTACCCATCGGCACGGTGCCCGCATCGATGATCGACCAGCCACCGAGATTGCCCGCAGCGACTTCCGCCCGGAAGGGAAAGACGCCCGCACCCGGCATCGCGATCAAGCCGAGACTGCTCAACTGCTGCGGATTCATCAAGTACACAGGACTGCGGATATTGCCTGCGGTGCCTGTCAGCAATGCTCCCGTAAGAGCTTTGATGTCACCAACCGCCGCATTGAACCCGCCGCCTGCCGTCGGCGTCAAGCCTGCCACACCATTCAGGATGCCAGCCGGACGCACCAAGGTTGCCGGATTTGCATCCAGCAGAACAGCGTCCAGCGAGATTGCGGTATCCTCACCGATCGCATTGCGCAGTAGACCTTCGATAGCTGGTACACTGTGCTCGTCGATCTCACGTGTCCACGTCGTGATCACCGCCATCTTCTTCGGGGTGAGCGTCTGTGACGTGAAGGCACCCTGACGAACCGGAATCGGCAATCCTTCACCGACGAAGCTGCCGGCGATTGTCGGTGTCCGTGATCGCGTCGGGATGACGATCTTGCCATTCCTGCCAAAGCTGAGTGACAAGCCCGCCCCACTGAGCCGTGGGAACACTGACTTCGGCATCAGCGTTTCCATGAACGCAACGACGATCTGCTGGACCAATTCCGCCGCCCAGCCAACCTGCGTCGTGGTTGCAACAGAGGACGCCGCCCGCTGTGCCCAATCAACGATCGCACGAGTCGGCTCGTCATCGCCGTAGATCGTGCGGCGAATTTCGTCGATCGGCTTCTTGTGGATATGACTGAACAGTTGCACCGTGCCAGCGCGCACGAGCAGATCAATCGGCGTGAGCTTCTTGGTCTGCAGGCTGAATGGACGCGCCTTTGCCGTGATGACCGCAGGTGCAGCCACGACCAGACTGCGCTTCGGGTCTTCAGCGGTTTCAGCAAGGTGCCGCTCGGATTCACGGAGAATGGAAAGCCCCCGCTCCTCCTGAGCGATTTCCTTGTTCGCGGTGGTGACCTGCTCAAGCTGTTCATCGCTGACGTTACTGTCATCGACCTTCTCGAGTAGAGCAGCCAACGCGTCTTTCTTTTCCGTCAAACGCTTTTCAGCGTCAGTAATACGTTGTGACAACGACATCGTCGTGTCCTTTCTTTTCGATCTTCCAGTGTCGGCCTGCTTGCCGCTGAACCCGCGTCGCTGAACAGTGGTCTTTCTGCCTCGCTCGGCAAAGACAACTTCCATCGTCGCGGGTGAAACGCCTAGTGACTTCGCGATAGCCAGCGCATTGGGATTGGCCGGAACGCTGACGAGGCTGGTCTCGACAAGTTCCTGTTTCGTGAAGCGCAATCCGCTGAACGGATTCTTGCTGTCGAGCTGAGTATGCTCCTTCGGGCGGAAGCCCACGGACACAGCGCGTAGAATGTCCGCTTCTATGAGTTTACGAATCTCATCAATGCGTTCACTGGTGCCAGCCGGTGCCAGCTCCAGCTTGCCCTTTAACTGCTTGCCCTCCACGCGCAAATTTGTCCACTTGCCGATCGGAAAGTCACTCCTGTGTCCGAACAAGGCAATTGGATTGCGCTTGAAATTTTCAAGCTCCCAGCCATCGGACATGATGATGTCGTCCATGCGATCTGGAGTTTCGTCACTCATTACGAATTCCATATCGGAAACCTTGGCGGCATGCGTCTTGTGGACCACGCCTTTGGCGGCGCGATCGTCCCATGCAATCTGACAAGTTTCCTCGTCGTCGTTCTCCATGCAACGATCCATGAAGTCTTCGTAGCTTTCGCCGGGATCCGGCTCGGGCTGTTTTGTTTTCATGGCATGACCTCAATGGCGATGGCAAACTGCTGCCGCTCTTCCTGAATGACCGGATGCGCACCG